CCAGTGCCTGCGGGCAAATAACCAACCAGCGACGAGCCGCCCGATGCTGCCAGCGCGGCCAGCACCGTTGCGTCAGAAGACGAAATGTTGTCCACAGTCCACACCAACACATCGGTGGCGGTGTACAGCGCCAACTTGTACGACGCGGTGCCCAGCCACACGTTTGCCTCACCACGCGAGTCAAGGATGACCGGGTTGGCGTTTGCCGTTGCGCCGCTTTGGCTGGTGTAGGTCGCCAGCGGCGTGGTTGTTCCGGCCTGGTAGCTGTACAGCTTGCCGCCGACCAATGGCACACCTGCGGCGGTGAAGAACTGCAGTTTTGGTGCGGGAGAAAGAGTGGCCATTTATTACCTCGGCACAAGGGTCATTGTTGGGACCAACGTGTAAGTTACTCGCAAGAAGTCGTAAGGCGACAGCGCGAACATCCCGTTGATCTGACCAACGGTGTAGAAGGTTGCATTGTCGCGTGAAAAGGCGACTGCGGACACAGTGCCGCCGCTGACGATGACATCAGCGGGGTAGGTGTTCGTGTTCTGAAAGGTGTACGGGGATGCGCCTGGCGTGATGGCAAACGGCAGGATGGATCTAGCGGACACCTGCGGATCAACCCGCGGCATCGTGCCGATCTGCTGGGCTAGGTCGTCCAGCGCGGGGCGGGTCTGTTCAGCCGCAGACAACGACCGGGTTTGCAGCTCCAGCGCCAGCGCGTCCAACAGCGGTTGCACTTGCTCAAGCACCGACACCGGCAAAGACTGCGTTTCCTGCTGAACACGGTCAATCGCAGCGTCCAGCGACGCCACCAGCGAGACTGTGGTTGGCCCGTTGGTGTCCGCATTAACCGCCCCTTCTGCCGTGCGGAACAGGCTCAGAAAGAACATATACCACTCGCGGCTGATGAGACCCGTGCGAGGGTCAAGCACCGCCACGCGAGGTGGTGTGATCGGCGTGGGGGCGGCGCTTGAAGTGGTGGCCATTATGATCTTGTGGGCGACAGGATGAGTTCAGCACCCATGATAGCGATCTTGATCGGGTCAGTGCCGCTGACCTCGTAGACCCGGTCACGCAGCTTGAGTGTCATGCCGAGGCGGCGCCAGAACACACGCTGGCTGTAGTCGCCAATCATGCCCAGTGACGCCAAGTATTCATTGGACCAGGTGTGGCCACCATCGTCTGACCACCGCAGCATGACCTGTGGGTCAGATCCTTGAACGGTACCGTCCAACCCAACACCCGATTCGCAGTCCAGCTGCAACGTGTGGTGGGCGGTGCGATTCAGGTTGTTCTGCCCTGGCGGCAGCGCCCGCCATGACCGCAGCCACTTCTGAATTGCGCCGTTGTCGGCGTACACCATCATGTCAAAGGCGTAGATGTTGCCGTTCTCAAAATCACCTACGATGATTTCGTTGTTGAACGCCATCTGGCAGTTGCTGCGGTGCCGGTACTGGTTATCGTTTCCGCTTGCCCGTTCATGCCAGGCTTGCGTAGCCACATCGTAAACCCAGGTCTTGTTGGCGCTGGGGAACGTCAGAACGTAGAACGAGTGGCCGTCTTGCTGATAGGTGTACCCGATGGCGTCGGAAATGTCACCATACGATTGAATTTGCCATTCGACAGCGTGCGTGCTGATGCGCTGACCCGTGTAGCCGTTAGCGCGGTAGACGATGCCGCGACCGCGGGCATCAGCGCCCAACCAGAACAGCCCGTTGTCCATTTTGGCAATGGTGTATGCCGCGCCACAACCAATCTCGTTGAACGCCCCCTGAATGCGCTGCAGAGGAAAATCAGACGCGCCAGTGTTGTACCAAACCTCAACCGAACGGGTGCCGTACAACCACACTTCGCGGTGGTCAACGATCATGCCGACAACACCGTCTGGAGATCCGTCCACACTGGAAAAATCCAACGGGTCAACGCTGGTGCCGTCAAGCAAGGCTGTGACCCACAAACGCTGACTGTTGGGTTCAGTGAAAACAAAGTACCCATCCAGATACCCGACCATCTTGGCGCCCGGGAAGTCAGGATCGGTGATCTGCGCAAACACATCTGTCGCAGTGTTGTAGATGTAACTATTCGGGTCACAAGCCACAAATAACTGCGTGCCGTTGTCAGCCATGCTGACTGGGCCACTACCCGACACGGCGCCCAGCAACGCGGCAGTGTACGAAGTGTCAATCTTGTACAACTCACTGCCTGACACCACGAACGCAAATGAATCGCTGCTGGCGAACGCCCACACGCCGCGGATCGGCCCGGTGCCAATCGTGGCAAGCAGGCGCAAGCCTGGCGCACGTTGCAGCCAGCCAGCCTCTTTGCCTTCCTGCAAGACCTCGGGGTATAGGTTGACCATTCGATTGTCCGCAGCGTTGATGCTGCGGGCAACGTAGGACTGGCCGAGGATGGGAGTGTGCATTTGGCAGTGCTTTTATGATACAATGGGTGCATGACGCCTAACGACATCACACCGGACCAATTGCGAGCAGTATTGCACTACGCTCCCGAAACGGGTTGCTTTACTTGGCGCGTCAAAACGTGCCGCAAAGTCGTTCCAGGGGCGATTGCGGGGTATGTTAAACCAGAAGGGTACACAATCATTCGGGTTAACAACAAACGGTACAAATCTAGTCGGTTGGCTTGGTTTTACATGACAAACAAATGGCCTACTGGCGATATTGACCATATTGACGGCAACCCGCGCAACGATGCGTTTTTCAATCTCCGCGACGTTTCGACTGCGGGCAACATTCAAAACCAAAAACAAGCGCACGCACGCAACAAGACGGGAGGGTTTTTGGGGGTTTCCAAACTCAAAAGCAGCCGCCGATGGCGAGCGCGGATTTGCACAAACGGCATTCACAAATTCATAGGCTGGTTTGACACACCGGAAGAGGCGCATCAAGCCTATGTAGAAGCAAAGCGTTTGTATCATCCTACTTGCACCATCTAGTAGTTAATAATTACCACTATACACGTTGAACCGTTGGCGAGTAGCCACCAGCGAGTACGGCATGGACATGATGTCGTCGGGGTTGTTGATGCGCTTGAGGTTGCGTTTGCTGGTCATGGCAATCCGCGACACCGTGGGCGACGGCTCAACGCCAAACTCAGGCGCGATCTCGCAGGCCAAGTTGTACTTGAACGCCCGCAAGTAGCCTGGCGGCATGTAGATGTCCGTGGCCAGCGTTGCGGGTTGGGCCAACTCTTGCACCGAAATGAAGTGCCACTCCAAGTCCCGCGTGGGCTTGGGATACACCGTCATGGCGATGTTGGGGAACTCCATGTTGATCCACATCACCTGCGGGTAAGTGCTGGTGACGGTCTTGACGGCGATGCCGTCGTACTGCTGCTGATTGATGAACTTGATGCCGAAACTGACGTTGGTGCCCGGATCTCGGTAGTACGTCGAATCGTCCAACAGCACGGGCCGCAGGCCAACAAAGTCACCCGTAGGCCCGAGCGTGCGCTCAATGAATCCTGCGGGCCAGGTGAACATCTGGTCGATGGTGTTGTAGACCATCAGACGCTCAGTGTTCCACGAATCAATCATCTGATTCATGGCCGCAAGCGAGTCTTGCGACACTGACGCGGAGGTAGTCTCGCCTTCTGCCAGTACACCCAAAAGCCGCAGCGCGGCGTTGATCTGATCCCCAGCAGTTGCCACGACTACCCCCTAGTCTTACGCGCAGTGAATGAGCGCGAAGTTGATCACAATCGCTTCAGACAGCGAGCCGCCCGAGATGTTGCGAAGCGTGATGCTGACAGAACCTGCAGCCAGACTGTTGGCAAACACGTTGTACGAGCCGGGTGTGGTCTGACCGCCAGCAATAGTCAGGATGACAGTATCGTTGGCGCTGATGAGTGAGTTGTTGAACGTAAACGTAGCATTGGTGGCGGCGGCCAACGCGGCGTTGTTCATCGTAATCGAACCAGCTGACTTGTTCAGCGTCACTGCCGTGGACTTGCTGGTCAACTGCGTGACTGTGCCTTGCGCGGCTGCCGTGTACCCGAGGATACCAGACGACTCAATGACATCCGAGCCGCTGATGTCTTGATCGCTGTACGCGACGCCAATTGGTTTGGTATTAGCCATTTTCAATCCTTTGAAAAATGGGGGCCGAAGCCCCCATTAGATTAGGCCACCTTGTACACCGTCCAAGCGGCGTCGTCGGATTTGCGGAACCGGTACATTGCGCTGGCAGTGATGGCAACGGTAGTTGCAGCGTTGCCGCCGTCGGTGAACCCAGTGCCGGTGCCCATCGCCAGCGCTGCAGTGCCGGACGACGTACCCAGGTTGATGACGTTCAGATCAAACGTGCTGCCAGGCTTGGCAGAGGTCACAACAGCGTCAATCAGCGACGCGGCGGGCAGCGTGTAGGTTTGGGCAGCAGTTGCGCCCGAACCCACCAGCAGCATGCCTGCGGTGACTTGAGCCGCAGTCAACGTGGCGGTAGCGGTAACCGACAGGGGAGCGGCGCCGTAGCCGATGATAACTTCGCCAAGATTGCCATCACCAACTTGATAGCCACCTGCACCATTAGGAAATGCCATGATGTTTCTCCTAGAAATTAAAGATTAACCCCAGACGCGGCAGGCCATCTGCGGACGAATGGTGCTGAAACCGTACAGAACGTCAATACGGCAGGGCATACGGTCGTTGTTGATGTCGTACTGACGGACAACGCGCAGGCTGATGCCGTTGTGGACGGCACGGGCAGCCATGTCAACACCTTGCGGCAGCAGGAGGTCGGCGGTGGCAAACGTGATGGCGTCCTTATGGTAGACCAGGTTCTGCGGGTACTGCGTCGAAGCGGTGCCCACAAAGACCACAGCCTTGCTGTTACCAGGCAGGGTGTTGACGGTGGCCAGAGCGTGGGCAGCCGAGTAGATCGGAGCCACGGTGATGCTACCAGCACCAGAAGCGTTCAGCGTGACATCGGCCAGCGCGACGAACTGGAACAGCGAGCCGGTGGACTCACGGGTCTGCGGGTTGACCGCAAAACAGTCAGCCACGGTGAACACATCGCCAGCCTTGACGGTACCAGCGTTGCCAGCGCCAGTGATGGCGATGGTGGACGTGCCTTCAGTCGTGATTGCCGCCGAGGTCGTGCCGCCGGTAGCGGTGCGCGAGCCAGTGGTGAACTGCTTGATTGACTGGCTCATGTTGATTTCGTCAAAACCAAGCACGCCCGTGCCCATCATGCCGTTCTTGAACTGCTTGCTGAT